GAGTTACTAGTAATAAATTTGAGGGATGATTATTATTTCTGTTACCATCAATATGATGAACGTCCATTCCTTTCATATCCTCATTCGAATAGCCATAATGTTCTTTACATATCTTTCTATAATCAACATTTACTTTTTTAGCCATAGTTTCCTCCTATGACTTATTTATGCTTTTGATTATTTCACATTCTATGTCATACACCTTGAATAAATTTTTCCCAGTCAATGAAGGAACGAAGTTCCCATGTTCGGTTGTTTAATTCTTTGAGTATTGCTTGACAGACTTCCACAATTTCTTCATGTAATAATTTTTTGGCAAGATACTTATTGATATCTTCGTCTGCCTCTAAGTATGTATTGATCTCAGATTTGAGCGTATAAGGAAATGGTTCCCATCCATATTTGCTCAAATCATCTTCATCAAGTTTACCAGTGTAGTATTCCCATTTAAGTTTACGCCACTTGTTGTAATTGAACTCGGCTTCTTTTGCTAACAGCCGATGTGAAGAAAGAATGTTTAGATACTTGCTGTGAAGTTTCGGAATGTCAATCAGTGCTTTACCTGGTTCAGTCCTGTCGATAACAGAATCGGCAGTCCACATTTGTAACACATCATCAAGTTTGCTCATAGTATACCTCCTAGTAGGAGTTTATCACAATTAAAATAATTTTTCTACGTTATAATAGGTAAATCTGAAAGTAACGTCTGCGGTAATAATGGTGTCTGGAGTATCTGTAGCACTCATAACAAAACCAGACAATGAAATGGGAAATAAATCTTTGAAGTTAAAACGGTAATATGGTTTATTTGATGCTGATAAAATAGTTACTGCACCGTCAGTGTATTGCGGTGTCTTTGTTGGCTGTGCAGAATTAAAACGATTCAAAGTACCAAGACTTTGATATTCTTCATACTCTGTTGGGAATGTCATTGCACGAATCCAATCATGTATCTCTAACCAACCTAACATCTCAGCATCGACAATAAAAGTAACATTCAATATATCATAAACTGTTTTCTCACCAGGTGCATACAATTCCACAAATGGGTTTTGCACTGGAATTTCTGATGTCGAAAGTCCAGGTAATGAGATTGTTTGGCAAAAGTATTGCAAATTCGGTGTACGAGCCATGTTCAAAGTGAACTTATTCGGCTGTAACGAATTTGGGTTAGATGGATTACGTGTAAGAACTGTCATATGTTTATTTATAAGATAAAAAAAGAGACACCCGAAGGTGTCTCTTCAAACCCACTCTTAACGGTGGTTTTATAACTCACATGAGGTTGGCAATTCTAAATCCTCTGTAGTAGTTGTTGCTCTGTGTTGTCAGAGCGCCCAGACCTTGGTCAGTACCTTCAGCAAATGGGTTAGCAACTAGACCGTAACGTGTCTTGAAGCCAATCTTTGGCTGGAATGTACCAGTATCAACTGCACGAACCATTTGCAGAGGAACGTATGGGCAGTAGAACATACCTGCGTCATAAGCATTCGTACCTTTGTAACCAACAACTGCGAACTCTGATGTTGAGCCTGTTGGGAAGTATGGGTCGATGTAAACTTTGATACGACCGAAGATTGTACCAGCAAATGTGTTGCCAGTATCGTCAACTGTCAGTGATACTTGACCAGCAAGTGCTGAGTTGTAATCAAGAATACCAGACATAGCTAGAGCAGAAGCGACATCTGAAGAACAGATGACGATGTTGCCCTTACCACGACGGGTCAACTTAGCGATTTGGTTAGCTTCACGCTCAATCTGGAATGCAAGACCTTTAATCTTTTCAACCATCCAACGACCGTTTGAGTCTGTGTCTAGGTTGAATGCACCCTTAGTTGTTGTACCTGCTTGGCAGCCTGGCTTAGCAATCTTGTAGATTGTACGGATAACTTCACGGTTGATTTCAGCAAGAATTTCTGCGGACAGAATGTTAGCCAATTCTGTTTCAGCGTCAAGACCATGAACTGCTTTCAAGTCTTGTGCCAGTTCCATTGAGTATTCTGCTTTCAATGCACGTGTACGAGCAGTTACAGTAACTTTCTCAATTGAGAATGCCATTTCTTGGAATGTGTTACCTGCTGCACCGTCACCCAATGCTTCAGCCGAACCTGTTGTCATAGCGCCAGTAGGAGCAGCGTTACCTGTAAACAGATAATCTGTTGTGTTACCAGCGATTGTCATTGAAGAAGCAACGATTGCACCGTTAGCACCTGAGAATGCTGTATTTGCTTCGTTGTAGAATGCTTCTGTACCGCCCTGTGAGCCGTAACGTGTACGCATCGCAAAAATCAGACCTGTAGGACCTGTCATTGGCTGAACGCCGCAAACGTCATACGCAATCAGATTAGGCAATGAACGACGAACCAGGCTGATAAGAATTGGGTCGAAACCAGCAACTGGACCAGCAGCAGCAGCGGAACCACCAAAACCACCTGTACCAGCAAAGTTAGTTGGTGAACCTGTCTCTTGCAGAATACCAGACTCTTTGATCATCTCTTGAGCTTGGTTTTCCAGAATAACTGCTGTAACTGCCTTACGATATGGGTCAGCAATCGTTGGCAAGTCTGGGTGGTTTAGAACACCATCCCATTTGTTTTGTAGTTGTTCAGACAAATACATCTTTGTATCTCCTTTGTTTATTATTAAATTTTTGTTTTCGAAATTGCTTGCATGACTGATGCAACGTATGGGTCAGAAGCGACTCTCTTTTCGTTACCATCTTCGTCATCAACTGTTTCGTGAAGTTGTGCAGCATCGGCTTTTTTCATGCCTGATGGGAAGTAGTTCTCACGAATTGTCTCAAGTTTGTCTTTGAATTCTTCCTCTGTGGAAAATTCAACACTCTCTGCAAGTGACTTAATTTTTTCTACTTGAGTTGCTGTGAGTCCTTCACATACTTCATTTACAAGTTGTACTTTAACCGCTTCAGTAAGTTGTTTTTTATACTGAACATTGGTTTCAATTTCTTCGTTTAGTTTGTTTTCCAGATCTTCTACTTTAGAAGCAAGTTCTTCTACCAAGTCAACTTTATCTTCTGGAACGTTGATATAGTTTTCAGCAAACAGATTACGTAGACCAGCAATGAAATCTTCAGTAATTTCTGAACGCAGACCACTTTCGATAGCAATCTCGTTGTCATCCATCCACTGCTCAACAACATAGTTGAGGTAGTCATCTACTTTTTCTGTCAGTTCTTCTTTGATTGTGTCAATTGCTTCAACTAACTGACCAGCATATTCTGTTTCCAGTTGTTCTTGAATTTGTGATACACGGTCAAAAACACGTGCTTCAAAAATTGTTGCTGCTCTTGATTTGAAGTCATCAGAAATTGATGAATCGTCAGCAAACAATGAAGCAACATCTTCTTTGATTTGTGCTTTGATTTCTTCAACTGCCGAATCGTCGTCAAGAATTTCTTCTTCAACATCAGCATCTTCTGGCATCATTGCTGTGCCTGTGCCAGCTTTCATGTTCTTATCGCCAAGTTGAACATCGCTTGATGCTGCTGAAGGTTTTGTTGTAGGTGCTGTTGCACTCTTAGCAGAACCTTTGCTTGACAACTTGTTAGAATCATCAGTTGGTTTGTTGTTTTGTGGGGTTGGTCCGCCTAAATCTTCAGGTGTTCCAGAATTGCCTGGAGTGTCGTGCTGTAACTTAGGCATTGGCATACCAGGAGCGGAAGACTTGCTTGATGCAAGAATTTCTGCTGCGGCTTCCATTAGTTTGTTTATTGCCATTGGATATCTCCTTATGATTTCTTATTTATAAATTTTAAAGTTTTCGTAGGAAGTTTTCGAAAAGTTGAAGTCCAACGGACTCAATATCTTTACGAGATGCTTGACGAATCTGTTTTTTAGCGTAGTCAATATGTGACTCAACAAAACGACCCTCAACATACATCCATTCTTTGTTTTCCATAATGCCCTGGACGAATGCGCCTGGTGCTGAAGGATCAGCAACGATGTCTGCTGCTGTAGCTAAACGCAGATCATCTTGCACTAAATTGTATCCTTCTTTTGTCATCACAACTGAGCCGAGGGCACGTGAAGAAACACCTAGATTAACGCCAGAATCAATCAGATTCTTAGCAATTTGTCCATATGGTGTTTCCATAATGAGTGCTTTACCGATAAAAGTATTACCATTTTCTTTGAGACTGACAATCTTATGTGACACACGCTCAAGATTGAGTGATGGTGTATCAGGATGTCCTAGTTCGCCAAGCGCACGGTTTGACTCAATGAGTTCTTTTGTGTATCGTGCGACTTCATTACGTAACGTTTTCATTTCGTACATGCGATTGTTTCGGTTAACTGTGTCGCCGACAAGGAAGATACCTTCAATGTACATTTGTTTTTTACCATCTTCTGTCTTTTCGGTAAGATAGCGAACTTCTTCAATATGTTCTTTAATAAGTTTCATTAGATAGTTACTCCTGTGTATGGATCGACATTATATGTCGCTATTTTGGATACTTCCATAATAAAAGAGCCACCTGTGTTGATCGTTGCAACAATACTTTGTGTGTTATTGTTTGCTATTGAGTGAGAAAAGTCAGCAAAGTCCATTACACCGCCGGTGTGCAAAGCAAGTTGCGGAACACCATTACGAGTAATTGTAATGCTACCGTTTGTTGACCACATAATTCGTTTGATGTCGGCACCAGTAACGTTTTCAATAGTTGTATTTGCTCTCAAATCATTAAGAGTAAATGTATACGTACCAGCATCAACAGCACGAATAACTGATAGACCTCTTAGTGTGTTGGTAATTTCAAATGGCATTTTATTTTAGTCCCATAGATTTGCGACGGCGCATTGACATTTTTCTCTTCATCAATGTGCGTCTAAGTTTTGCTTTTCTCGTTGTTTTCCAAGAACGTTTGAGTAAACGTGCTTTACGTAATCTTACTGTTGCCGGTATACGTTTTACTGTATTACCAGACAAACGATATCCTTTTATTGCTGATTTGCGTACATTCTTCTGTACGATAATTCTACCTTTTTTATTGCGACGAATGCGGCGACGAATCTTTTGCACTCTGCCCATTTTTACAACATTTGGATTGCGTTTCTTTGCCGCTTCTTCTAATACTTCTTCATCAACTTCAATCTCTTCAAACATCTCATCGACGACGAATGGTTTTGCTTCTTCCATTCTGATAGAAGCAATGTCATCTAAACGATCAAAGATTAATTTCTTTGCTTCGTCTAATTTATTCTGAAGAATTAGTTCTACAAAACTCATTGAGTTGACCAAATGTTGTTATTGATTCTGTTAGTTGTTGCCAGAATACTTGTTTATTTTCTTCATCTAATTGATTGTAAGTATCAATTAAAATCTGTTTACTTTCTTCGTTTAATGTAATTGAGTTACCATCATTGAGTATTAATTCTTCTGCTTCTACAAGTTCTTTGATATACTCTTCTGCTTGAACAACAGCATCAACAGTAGGACCATATGGTAAACTGAACACTCTTTTGAGCTTGTCACTATAATATAAAGCAACACGTGTGCCGTCTGGATATAAACGAACTGCTTTACGCTTGATTACCAAAACAACAGGTGGGTCTGGCACTAATGGGTAAGCACTACCAATACTGTCGCTTCTAGCTTCTTTCATATCATAACCAACATCACCAACTTTTAATCTTGAACGACGATATTTTTTACCTTCAATATTTGTTTTAAAATCGGCAGTGTCAATCATACCTTCATTTAAATCTTCACGAACTGCTTGTCTTGCTTTGGTATAAATTTGTTTGTCACTGGTAATCAAATCAGCCATACGATTGAAAAGATTACGCATGATTTCACGATCAGCATTATTGAACACTGGTCGTTCTTCACTCATCTTATCCATTATTTTATGGATACGTTGTAACTGTGCTTTATTGGCCAAACCAGCACGAACAAGAGCGTCCAACTTTGAATAATCGGACTTCTCTTCTTCTACGATAGATTTAAAATTTACTAAAGATTTCATTGATTAATCACGTGATGGTTTCGTGGCGAAAGCTTTTCCTGCAGAAACGGTTCTCTTTCTTAAACTAGCAAGACCTTCGCCAGCAACATGACCCAATGCACCACCAACAGCAGCACCAACTGGACCACCAACTGAACCTAATGCGCCACCAATAGCAGCACCTTTTATACCTTCTTCCATTGCTTCTTCATACTCTTGCTCTTGCTCTTGCTCTTGACCACCAAAAAGAGTTGAAGCAATTTCTTGTTTACGAGTTTGGAGCGCATCAAACGCTTTTGCTGATAGAATATTTTCTATGCTTTCTTTTGCTGCCACGCTATCGCCAGCAGCAATGTGATTAATCATTTCTTGAAGATCCATTTTGTTTCCCCTATTAAACTTTGCGTCTATTATTTATACTGATAACTGACTTGTTTACCTCGTCATCAAGACCAGGTGTCAGTGATTCTTCTTCTTCCGTATTCTCAATTGTGTTATCTTCTGGTTCTGCTTGTGGCTGGTCACCGCCTGGTGGTCCACCCATTACAGGACCTTGCATGTCAGCGGGTAGTGTATCTTTTTCTTCAGCAATCTGTTCATCCATCTGATCAATTTCTTCTTCAGTCATCATCAGAATTTTTTCTTTGACATACTTGTTTGAGAAATAACGACCAACGAATGGATCAACCAATTGTACCATTTGCAGACGATTCTGTAACAGTTCTGCTTCACGAAGTTCTGTAAAGTTATTGTCTTTACGGAAGTCATAATAGATTTGTTCTTTGAATTCATCCCACTCTTCACGGGTACAAATACCTTTGAGTACCAATTGTGTACGAAGAAGATCATCAAACAATTGAGAAAACTTATTACGCAGACGAACAACAAATTTGGCAAACTTGAGTTCATCACGTGTGACTTCTTGTGAACGACCTAAACCTGCAAGACCACCTTCTTGTGATTCAAGGCGTGAGTATGGTACATTCAATGACTGCAATAATTTCTTCTGGAAGTATTTTACATCTTCCAGTTCACCAAGATTTTGTCCGGCTGGTAGAGTAGTAATTTCTGTACCTTTACCGCCTTCACGGCGTGGCAACCAGAAATCTTCAAGCATCGACATGTGCTTACGTTCATCACGTAGTTCACCTGTGTTTGCATCATAAACAAGTTTGTTACGATACTTGATCATAATGTCACGCAGATATTGTTCTGCTTTACCACGTGGTAAGTTACCAACGTCGATATAGAAAACACGGCGTTCTGGCGCACGTGAAATACGATAGATAACAATCGCATCTTCAATCATTCTTAATTGATTGAGTGGCTTGATTGCTTTGTGTAGATATGAAATAACAAATGTATTCTTGGCATCCATCAGACCAGAGTTGATATTCACAATTGAATCTGGTGATATGCGGAGACCTTGACCTACATTTGCTGTAAATGTTTGTGTTGTTGTACCACGGTCATTGAACACATAGTATTCAGCAGTCGATACAATGACCATTGCACCTGTTCTTGGATCACGATCTTTTTTGATTTCACGTACTTTACGAATCTTACGTGGATCAATATAACGAAGTTCTTTGATACCTTCTTTTGGATTCTCATCATTGACAACGATGTGATAAAACATACGACCATCAATGTACCAACGTTTAAATAAATCGTCGGCAAGATTTGAAAAGTTCAACAACTTAGTAATTGTATTAAACTCTTCAATGATTTTCTTTTTGATTGATTCTGGTTGCTTGAGATTGTTTAAAACGATGTCAACAACTCTACCAGATTCGTCATGTGTAATAGCTTCATTGACGATTTCATCAATGGCCATTTGACACTCTGGGTGATTTGACATCTCACGATATCGTGTGATAAGTTCAATCTCATTACGAACTGAACCTTCTAAGTCAACATAAGTACCATAGTACGCATTTTGCGTAACGGTAACTGCACCATCATCTAATTGTGCAGCAGACGGCAGAGTAAAGGATGCCTGTTCAGGTTTTTCTTTCTGAACGACATCCCTTGCTCCGATTGTGAAGCCAAACAGTTTGATTGCCACGCTGAGTTATCCTCTCATTTCAAAAATAAAAGTAGGGGTAAAACACCCTTACTCTTAGACCACACCGTCTGCAACTGCTTCCCACCACTGATAGGTAAGCGTTACAGAAAACTCTTCAATGGTATCATTTGAACCCCAATCAACATCGATTGGAGTAATGTCAGTTGGGAACATACCAACAAACTTATATTTTTTGATTGAATTACCAGCTTTTGCAAACTGAGTAACTTCACCATCAACTGAGTAACCCAATGGCGTACTTGCAAGAGGGTTA